CCATTAATTCTGGATCAATTTCACCATCAAACTCAAGTAGTTCATCTTCAAAATAATTAATTTCCGGCACATCATCTTCAATAGTATCAAATGACATTTCATCTTCACAATCAACACATTCATCATCAATAGTACCTAACGAAATAAAGTCAAACTCACTATCATTTGGTGATGGATATTCATCATCTAAATCAACAGTACCATTTTTTAGGTCTGTTGGTCCGTCTGCGATTTTATCTAACATTGAATGTGATTCGTTTATCCCGAAGTTAGTGTAGGGTTTTACATCCCCTTTATTTGTTACGACCAATCCTTCGGTATCGTTTGCATAACTTTGTGTATATAATGGTTGTTCATTTGAACCTTGTGCGTATTGTGTTACGTAACCATCATAAATTTTTTTATGTTGATCCAAGATATCATTTTTCTCGGCTTGATTCATTTTAAAAAAATATTGATTCATTTTTTTTGTTTTTAGTAATTTTTATTTAATATGTCGTATTTGGTTCTTACCAAAACGATTTTAGATTCATTCAATGGTTCATCAACTTCGGGTTCACTAACAACTTTTACCCATTTATCATAACCATCAATTAATGCTAATTTTGAACCATTTCCCCAATCAACACTATATACAGTTCCTTCAGGGTGTTCGTCAACACTTTTAACAACACCAGGCATTCCAGGTGTTACTGGTGAGAATGCGTCGTCCATACGTAAACAAACCACCTTGTCCCCAGGTTGAAGTGGGGCGTTCTGAATCATATTATTTTTCTTTTTCATACAAATATAAATATATCGTAATATTTATTTATATGAAGATTATTATAACAGAATCACAATATAAAAAAATATTGTTAGAAAATTCATCAAATGAGGTTGAGAGTAAGTTTAAAGATATGACTGAATTCTTTAAAAAAGTTAAAAATGATTTAAAAAAAGAGTTAAGTTTAGATTTTGAATTTTCATTAACTTGGGGTTTAACAATTGCAGGTTTAGCAATGCCAATAATGAGTTACCTACAAGGGAAATACGAAGGATTAACCTCAAGTGATATTTCATTATTGACAGCGGGAATAGTATTTACATTTTATTTTGCAAATCAAAAAAATCTAAAGTTAATTATTGCTGAATTAAAAAAACGTGGATTAAAAGACGTTTATGACGATATGATACAAAAAACTAAAGAGTTTAAAAAGGTTTTTATTAAATTTATTGAAAGTTTTGCAGTACCTACAACATCTGTTATAAATGTCTTGGCTTTCACACTCTTAATCCCAGTATTACCTGAGTTATTTAATTTTATTATGGGTAATCCAACAAACTTATCTATTAAAGAATTAATCATTAGGGTTGCGGCTTACGTACCAATAAAATACTTTGTTGTAACACTAAAAAATCTAATTGCATTAATGTTAAAACGATTTAATGGGGAATAATTATTTTTTATAATTTAATAATTTAAAAATAACGTCATTAACCTCATCCACACTCAATTTATGTACATCTTCGTGTGTGTCAAACCATTCTTTAACCACAACCTCAAATGGTCGTTTAGTTAATTTTGATAATCGTTTAAAACCAAATACTTGAGCATCAATTTCGTGTGGTTGTACATAATATTTATACGGATCTTTTTCTTCTGGAACATTAATATCAAATAAATTTCTATATTTTTGATCAATATGTCTAATTTCGTGACCAATCACTTCATTTAATTCACCAATTAATTTAAAAGTGATATTGTTTTTTATATTTGGGTTATATGTAATAACAACTTCAATAACGTCCTCGTTACCCCATAGCCAAGCATCAAGTTTAAAACTATCTAACGACTCATCTTCAACTAAATTTAATTCAACTGTTAAGTCGTGGTTAAAATCTAAAAAATTATAAAAATCTTCATTATCAAGATAACTGGGTAAATAATACTCACCTTCATCCTCACCTTTAAACACTGTTATAATATCTTTTACTAATGTTCTAATAACATTTCTTCGTTTTTTATTTTCCAATAATAAATTTCCCATATCAATAAATATCATATTTGACTATAAAACAAAATATAGTTATTATTTTAATAAAAAACAAAATATGAAAAGAAAATTTGATTTTGATAACATTACTTTATTACCACAATTCAGTAGTATTGAAAGTAGAACTGAGTGTGATGCTAGTTGTGTGTTTGGTAAACATAAGTTTAAATTACCCATCGTACCTGCAAATATGGAAAGTATAATTAACATTGAATTAGCGGTTGAATTGGCGAAATCTGGTTATTTTTATATTTTACATAGATTTGAAATTGATGAGGTTTCATTTATTGAGAAAATGAATAGTCTGAATTTAATTTCGTCAATATCAGTTGGTGTCAACGATGATTCGTACTTATTGATTGATGAGTTAGTTAGTAAAAACTTAATACCTAACTACATCACTATTGATATCGCACACGGTCATTCCATTAAAATGATGAAAATGGTTAAATACATTAAAAATATAATGCCTAACGTATTTTTAATTGGTGGAAACGTTTGTACACCTGACGCAGTTATAGATTTAGAATCTTGGGGTTGTGACGCGGTTAAATGTGGTATTGGTGGTGGATCCGCATGTACAACATACCACTCAACTGGTTTTGGTAATCGTGGTTGGCAAGCGGCAATGATTTCAGATTGTGTTAAGGTCGCTAAAAAACCAATTATCGCCGATGGCTCAATAAAAGAACATTGTGATATCATTAAAAGTCTTGTTCTTGGTGCATCAATGGTTATGGTTGGTGGCATGTTAGCAGGATACAATGAATCACCAGGTAAAAGGGTTAAGAACGCAATATATGGAGATTGTCACAAAGAATTTTGGGGTAGTGCTTCATCATCACAATCAGGTAAAACAAATAGAATTGAAGGTATTCGGAAATTAATACCGTGTAAAGAAGTTTCAATTTTTAATAAGTTAACAGAAATTGAAGAATCAATCCAGAGTGCAATATCTTACGCTGGGGGTAACCCAAATACTATTGATTGTTTTTGTACTGTTGAGTATGTATTAAACGATTAAAACTCTCTAAGGTACTTTCGTTCCCATTCTGAAGATTTTTTATAATGAGTGATTGTTGATGTCGCATTACATTTTATTCTAGAATTTTTTGTGAATGGGAACACAGAGTGTAGAAGAGTTTTTATTTCATTACCTTTACGCATCGCAGTATCTGAGGATTTCTCATTAAACACATCTTTAAACACACCAGTCAACATAATAGACATTTCATCATATTCTGAACCGACAATCGCTTTAAATCCGATAAAATTATCATCATTAATACCTAATTTATTATTTTCTAAAAATTTATTGATTATTCCTTCATAATAATCAAAATTTTTTACAACCAAATCATCTGTTTTCATTTTCTTTAATTAAAATAACAAGTTTACCATTACCTTTAATAACCCTATGATACACACCTTTCGGTATAAATAAAGTATCACCTTCACTTAATATTTTCGGTAGTTGATTATCCATTTGGATTTGCCAACCATCTGATTCAAGAATTTTAACTTTTCTATCTTTAGCATCAAAATGCCATTTTAATTCGTCATCATCAATAGATTCGTCAAATGTTCTTTTTTTTATACCATTCCTATTTATCTCCTTAAACGGAAAATTTTCGTTCATATTACATTTTTTTGAAAAAAAAATTATTTTATTTTATCACTACCATTTGTTCTTAGATACAATCCCAAGTGACTTAGCGTATCTACCCACATTGCACGACCAGTATCCTGCGGTTGTTCTGTCTTTTTTCTGGTCACATTTATGTCTAGCCCTAAATGATTTTGCGGCCTTTTTGTTAGCATTTCTAACTCTTAAATTTGGATCCCCAAATGTTACTTTTTTTATTGTACCTTTTGGTGTCTTAACATAAACAGCAAATTTCTTAGACCCACCTGGTGTTCTAAAAGGTTTATTTAGTTTGACATCCCTACCTCTATGTTTTGCCTCATTCAATTGTTCATCAATTTCAAATGGTACGTCTAACCAGATTTTTCTACCATCTTCAAGTATTACTGATTTACCTAAATCACTTTCAATAATCCAAAGATCACGATTAGGAACTCTAATCTGATCATTAAAATACAACTCTCTAACTTCATTTATTAAACTAAAATAAGATTCAGAATAAACTCTAAAGATAGTTTCAGAAAGATTAATATTATTATCAATATGATATTTTAAATTATCCGATATTCTAACATTTTCTAATAATGTTAATTTTGGACTAAGTTCTTCCTTTATAACTCTTTTAATAATATTTTCTAAAATTCTCATAATAACAGATATTTATTAATATAAATACATTTAAAAGTAGAATAAACAAACATATTAAATTATTACTATGAAAAAATATAGATTAAACGAGAATGATATTAATAGAATTATTGGTAAAGTTTTATCCGAACAATCAGAAAAAAAATCACCTAAAAAAACAGACGTACAACCAAAATGTTTACCTGAAAACGTTGTACCCTTAACAGAAATTGTTGGGTTTGCAGATGAATATATTAAATATAGTCCAGGAGTGACAAAAAGAAGAAGTGGTGTTAACTCAATGGTTGATACTTTAGGTATTTTAAATAATGTAAGATTATTTAAAGATATAAAAGATGGTGGATCACATTTGGCTTACGAAATGATGAATGGTTTAAATCGTTTTAGAAATAAACACTATTATGACGAAACAACAAATGAATGTCGTAAGGCGATGGATAAAGTTACTGAGTTATATAAGGAAAATGAGCATGGTACAGAATTAGTTAAAGATATTGAACGTGTTTTAAACCTACAAACAAAAGATGATGAATTTACACCATCACCAAGAACAAAAGAGTATTTAAAACAATGTATTAACTTAGTTAAAGGACAATAATAATTTTGCTTAGGACCATTACTGGTTATGGTAATGTTAAAGGGGACAATTCGCTACTGTCCCTTTTTTATTTCCGAACTATTTATAAATAAAAATATGATGAAGAATTATTGGACTCCAACTCCAAAAAAATGGAGAAGGTTAGGAGACTCTTTGTTGGCCGTAGCAACAGTTATTGCAATTGGTGGTATTTGGCAATATGATAGTCTAAAGGAAATTTTCAGTACTGGTGAATTAAAAATTATGATTGTATCCTCAATCGTTTTTGGTGTAGTCGGTAAATTTCTGACAAATTTCTTTAAAGACGACACAAAAGAGTCACAAGATTAACATTTTATTAAATTTTACTCCCCTCCATAAGAGGGGTTTTATTTTTTTTTACTATATTTGTACTATGAATGATAAGAAAACTAAAAAAACAGTAGAACAAAAGAAGTTTGAGAGAACTTATGAGATGGAAGATTGTGTTATGGTTTGGAAATATGATAACTATAAGACAAATACAGGTCCATATGAGGTTGAAATTAAACAATTAAAGAAAAAGGTTTAACCATTATATTTATTAATATGAAATTATTACCTATTTTAAGTGAGGTTATTGACAAAGAAATGCTTATTTCTGCGTTAAAAACGATGGATTTTAGTGAAAAAGAGGCTCAAAAAGAGTTAAAATACCACATAAATAGGTTAAAAAACCTACCAGAAATCGTTAAAGGTTACCGAATTTTACGTGTTGATGATGAAAAAGACATCAATTTAGAGGAAATTGGGTCACATTTTGGTGAAAATAAGGATGATTTGTTAAGAAATCACTCATATTTGACTGGTTTTGGTGAAAAATACTTCATAATTACGGTAAAAATCCCTAAAAACGAGATAAATACGTCTGAAACCATAGAAAATAACATACTTTACCCTAATGAAAGAGAAATTACAGTCAAAAACAACGGAAAAAATGTAAAAATCGTTAGAATTGAGGAGATTGATACTGAAAATGACTATTTTTTCTGAAATTTATCCATAATTTTTTTAATTCTTTCCATTTCTTGATTAAAATGTGTTGAATCAAAGGTATTTGTTGTGTTTTTTTGTATATCTTTAAGATTTAATACCATATCAAAGATTTTTTTACCATATTTCTTCCACCATAGGTAAAAAACCACTGACATACCTATTAAAATTACAATAAACACACATAAAACGATTAAAACTGCCATAATTATTACTTTTTTATTAAAAAATAGATAAAAATTAAAGAAATGTCAACTTTTAACGTATAATTACGATATGTCCGTGGTCATTTCGTTTTTCATCATTGTTTTTTACGTTAAATTTAACATTCCAGATGTAAATACCGTCAGGACACACTATATTATTGTAAGTACCATCCCAATTTACGTTTAAATCCTTTGTTTCCCATATTAATTGACCCCATCTGTTGTAAATTGTGAATGAAAACCCATCAATATCTAAACCATCATTAAAAATAGGTCTAAATGTTTGGTTAAATTCGTTATTATCTGGTGTAAACGCGTTCGGAATCCAATATATAACCCCAATACACGGGTTTATTGTAACATTATAGGACTCTTCAACCCTACATAGTACATTTTCCCTAACTAAATCAATATTATACACACCTGGTTGATTAAAAGTGTAAACTAAAGTGTCTCCAATGTATGTTAATCCGTTAACTGACCATATATTTATACCAATACTATTAGTTTCTGAGAAATAACTAACAGTTTTTAACTCACCAGGACATAATTCAAAGGTTTGTTGCCCTAATAAGGTAAATGAACAAAGAAATAATATAAAAATAATAAGTTTCATTAATTATGTTGTATTGGTGATAATGATGGTGTACCATAAACCCCAACTGTTGACTGTGTTGAGAATGTACAACCACCAGATGTTATAGTATATGTTATTGTTGATGTCCCATTTGTACCATTCGCAACTAAATTAGGACAAAATTGTGTACCATTGACACCAACACCACTAAAAACACCACCAACTGGTGTCCCGTTTAATGTAATACAAGGATCTGACTCACAAAAAGGACCAATTTGTGTTATTGTTGGTGTAACATTATAGATTAAAACGTTTAAAGTAACAGGTGTTGCAGGACAATTCGCTGGTGCTGGTGATGAATACGTCACAGAAACACCATTTGGTATTAATCCAGGTGACGCTGCTGACCAATTAACAGAAATTGCGTTTGTTCCTTGTCCACTTGTAATTATTCCTGGTGCTAATATTGTCCAAGTGTACGTTCCAGACCCAATACTTGGTACAGAATACGTTGATAATGTTGTTGATTGATAACAAACTGTGTCTGGGTTTACCGTTGATTGTGATAATGCTATTCCCGATATCATTATCATTAAAAATACTAATAGTTTTTTCATAATTAATTATGTGTTATTGGCCCAAGTATTAATGGTACCACGTTTATTGTTCCGTTAAATACATTTATTGGTGTAACATTGTCACACGATGAACTATTATAACTTCCCCATACACCATCGGAACCTGGTGTTACTTGGATTAATAAACTTTGTGATGTACAAACGTTTGCAACAACTAATGTAACACAAAACGACCAAGTACAAGATCCTTGATCACCAAAATCATTACTTGTATTACCATCATTATTTAAATCAAAGAAATAACCAGGACCAACTGTTGTAATTGGTGTTGTTGTTGAGGTTACTGAAGTTCTCCACACCCATTGTCCACCACTATTATTACCACCACAATTCGCTGGTGGTGTCTGTGGTGATACACTTTGCCAACCTAGTCCTAAATTAAGATCAAAACCCTCAAGCCAATTTGTTCCTGCTTGTGTATAACCATTCATTGTAAAACACATAGTGATGGTTTGACCTGCTTGATAAGTGTTATTTACTGGTTGTGGTGTTAATGTAAAAGACGTTGTACCATTACATTGCCCAAATGTGTATAATTTAAAAAGAATTAATAATATAGTTAATGTATATTTCATCATATATAAATATTACCTTGAAATGTTTTAAAAATCAATTATATTTTAGGTTATGAGGCGAAAAAAATATCTTCAATTGTTTTTTGATACAACATTAAAAAAAGAACTACATAAAATGTTTGGTGAGGGGTCATATGTTACAATAACAAATTTGTTTTATGTCAGAAGTAAAAAAACAACCACAATTAGTTTAACATTATTTGTTTCAGAACCAAATTATATTTTAGATTTATACCCTATTGGTTTAGAAATGTTAGTTACTAGGGCTTGGTCTGTAGTTGGGGATAGAACTCAATTAACAATTTCATCATCTTATGATCTCATCGTTTAATCCCACCACCACTCCATTCGTTCTTTTAGGATTTTGAATAATAAGTTGTGTGCTTTTTCTTGGTTATATTGTGCAACGTGATGACATAATGTCTTTTTATCTAATCCAGACTTTTCTTTTAATACCTTACGAACCGTTGATGGGTATTTCGTTAAGAATTCATCATATTTTTCAGAAATTAAATCTTCTTCCAACGAATACAATTCTTTTTTACCTTCAATAGGTTCAAAACGATAATTACTCTCATAATAATCAATATATTCAACACCATAATAATCTTCTTTAACTCGTTCAAGTAAATTAAGGACAATTGTCATATCACGATTATCACGATCAACATCAACGTGTCTATTCGCATAGATTATTTCTTCCCTTTGGTATTCAATTTTCTTTTGTAGTATGTTATATATAAACC